CCTTGCAGCAGGCACTAATGGTCAAGCTAATATTGTGAACACAGGTGCAGCAAATACTTATACAGCTTTAATATCTACAGCAGATACTATTGATGTAAAAATTGCAGCAACTGATACAGCATGCGTTAGTGGAGTACTTAGAGTTTATGCAGTCCTAGCTGACATTTCTTCTCAACAAACAGGAAGAACTGTAGCAGATAGAGATTTATTAGCATAAATATTTTTCTAGGAGTAGGAGGGATAGGTATTTCCTGTCCTTCCTACTATTTATTTTATGGCATATACATATTTAGACATAACAAATGAAGCGTTAAAAAGAATTAATGAAGTACAATTAACTAGTTCTACTTTTTCTTCTGCTGTAGGAATACAAGGATTAGCTAAAGACGCAGTTAATAATTCTCAAAGAGATATATTTATGTCTGAACAAGAATGGCCTTTTGCTTATGCAGAAACAAGCCAAACATTAACAGCAGGAACAAAAGAATACGCATTAACTTCTGGCTTTTTAAAAATAGATATTGATACAGTTTTAATAGACAGAGATGACACACTTAATGTAGAAGAAACACATTTAACACCTATATCTTATCAAGAGTATGTAGATAGGTATAAAGAAAGAGATGAACAAAGAGATTCAGGAGATTTTGAAATTCCAAGATTTGTTTATTTAACTCCTGATTATAGATTAGGTGTAAGCCCTACACCAGATAAAGCATACGTAGTTAAATATACTTATTTTAAAACAGCTACAGAATTAAGTGCAGGAACTGATATTCCAGAAGTTTCTTCACAATTTAGAAATACACTTATAGATGGCACTATGTATCATTTATATATGATGAGAGATAATGCAGAATTAGCAACATTATCTAAAAGAAATTTTGATGAGGGTATAGAAAAAATGCGAACTATCTTAATAAATCGTTATATACGGATGAGGGATACTAGAGTATCGCAAGTGATTAATGACTGATAGATTAGCCGTAGCAAAAATACCTTGTAGAGGAGGACTATATACTAACGAAGATTTTTTAACTCTTAGTGATACTGCACCTGGTTCTGCTACAAAACTTGTTAATTTTGAAGTATCGCCTTATGGTGGTTATAGAAGAATAAGTGGTTATAAATATTTAGACGCTAGTCATACTAGTCCTACAGGTACAGGAGCAGTACTAGGATTATTTATATATAATGATGCTGTATATGCTGCTAGAAAAAAATCATCAGGCACAGATTATGATGTATTAAAATATGGTTCAGGGTCTGGTTGGTCTTCAACAAGTTTAACAGCAGGGCAATCAGCTACTAACGTATTAAGAGTAAGAGGTTTAACGCATTCTTTTACAGGAAATAAGTCTCTTATTTTAACAGATGGTATCAACTTTCCTATGAGATTAGTAGATACTACTTGGACAAAATTAAATGGCTCATCAGATGTAGACAATGCATCTTTTGCAGAAACATATAAAAATAGATTATTTTTTGCAGGAATGAGTCAAAAACCACAACTGCTTGTTTTTACAGCACCAAATAGCGATAGTGATTTTAGTGCTGCAGGAGGAGCAGGAAGTATAAATGTTGGTTTTGATATAATGGCACTAAAAAGATTTAGAGATGCTGTTTATATTTTTGGAAAAACAAATATAAGAAAACTAACAGGAGACAGTATAAATTCTTTTGTAATACAAGAAGTATCTAATAGTGTAGGTTGTGTTGCAAGTGACAGTGTGGTAGAAATAGGTGGTGATGTATTATTTTTAGCACCAGATGGTATAAGAACTATACAAGGTACAGAAAGAATAGGTGATATTGAATTAGCAACAATATCAAAAAATATACAACAAACATTACAGTTAATAGATGTTGATTTTAATTTTAATCAATTAGTAGCTACAGTGGTAAGAGAAAAATCACAATTTAGATATTTTTTTGGTAAAAGTACATTAACTGCAAAAAATACAGGAGGCTTTTTAGGAGGTCTAAGAACTTCAGATCAAAGAATGGGTTGGGAGTTTAGTGAATTAAGAGGGTTTCAAGCTAATTGTGTAACTAGTGGCTATATAGGAGATGATGAGTTTGTATTACACGGAGACCATAACGGTTTTGTATACAGACAAGAACAAGGTGGAACATTTCAAGATGATAATGTTTTTGCTACATTTCAATCTCCTTTTTTAGATTTTGGAAATACAGAGCAAAGAAAAATATTTTCACAGATAACTATATTTACTAGACCAGAAGGAGACAATACGTTTTTAGTAACAGCAGACTATGATTGGTTAGACTCTGATTATTCTAGTCCTGATGATTATACAATAGATTCAACAGGAGGTTATGCAGAGTATAGAGATACACAAACACCTTATAATACCGCAGGTTTTGTGTACGGTGGTGCTACTAAACCTGTAATACGACAAGGAATACAAGGTTCAGGACACGCTATACAATTTAAGTTTGTTACAACAGCATCAGCAAATCCATATACTATTTTTGGATTTGCAGTACAATATGGAGAGGCAGGAGTAAGATAATGGCAGGATATGCAAGACAAAGTTCAAGTAGTATCGCAGATGGTGAGGTAATTACAGCCGCACCACTTAACAGTGAGTTTGATGCACTATTAGCAGCATTTGCATTTAGTGGAGGCCATAATCACGATGGCTCTTCTACTGAAGGTGCATATGTAGGATTAATAGCAGATGTAGATGCACTAAATAAAATAGTTGTTGACACATCTAATAATAGACATGGTTTCTTTGTAGAGGTATCTTCTTCTGCAGTAGAACAAATAAGAATACAAGATGGTGCAATCGTTCCTGTAACAGATAGTGATATTGATTTAGGAACTAGCTCATTAGAATTTAAAGATCTTTACATTGATGGAACTGCTTATATAGATACTCTTGAAATACATGTAGGTGCTACATTATCTGCAGGTGTATTATCTTTACCAGATGGATCAGCTTCTGCTCCAGTTATTACAAACACAGGTGATACAAACCAAGGTCTATTCTTCTCAGACACAGATGAAATGTCATTTACTGCAGGAGGCACTGCTCAAGTTACTTTTGCTGATGGTGTAATAAAACCTGCTACTGATAACGATATTGATTTAGGTACATCATCAAATGAATTTAAAAATTTATTTCTTGATGGCACAGCTAATATAGATACACTTGCTGCTACAACAATGAGTGGCGATCTAGCTATGGGTAGTAACAAAGTAACTGGTCTTGCTGCACCTACTGCCGATGGCGATGCTGCAAGAAAAGCATATGTAGATGATTCTATTTCTTCTGCTGAAGGTCTTACTCAGTTAGCAGGCAATATAAATGTAAATGGTTTTCACTTCTTTGGTAGTTCTGGAGAAGATATTAAATTTAAACCTGTAGGTAGTGCTTCCTTACTAGCTACACAAGACAATGATGGAGAGTTTGTAGCTCTTGTTCTTAGAAATGAAAGTGATGCTGCAGATACAACAGGCATAGCTTCTCTTAGATTTGATTTAGAAGATACAGGTGGTAACACAGTAGACGCTGCTAAAATAGCAGTTAAGAAAGAACAATCATTTACTGCAACTGCTTCAACACAAGATGCTAAAATAGTTTTCTCTACATCTTTAAATGGCACACTAACAGAATATTTAGAATTAAATAGTGCAGGTGCATTAGTTCCTGTAACTGATAATACAGTAGATATTGGTACATCTTCTAAAGAAATAAAAGACATATATGTAGATGGCACAGCATATTTAGATGCAATAGGTTTTGGTAGCACTTCTATGACATTACCTACATCAGATGGATCAGCTAACCAGGTTCTTAAAACAGATGGTTCTGGTACTTTATCATTTGGTTCTGGAACTACTATAAACAACGCTACAGAAAATGAACTTGTAACTGTAGCTTCAACAACTTCACAATTAGATGGTGAAGCAAATCTTACATTTGATGGTACTACACTTACCTTAAATGGTAAATTAGCTATGGCTTCTAACACTGCAGGTAAACTTCTTATTGCAGATGGTACAGATTTTGAGCCAACTGCTGTTGGAGATTTAGCTGAAATAGGTAGCATTGCTAATGATGATGTTCTATTAGCTGTAGATGCTTCAGGTGGTGGTCTGAAAAAAGTAGCTAGATCTACTTTAGTATCAGGTCTTGCTACATCAAGTGCTATATCTAATATTGTAGAAGATACAACTCCGCAACTAGGTGGTGATTTAGATGCACAAGGTAAAGATGTAACAGATGTAGGTATTTTATTTGCAGATGCTTCAGCAGGTATATATGGTCCTACAGGTAGTCCAGTAGTATTTACAGTTACTGTGGCTTCTAAAACTTCTGCACATCCGTATAATGGAGATGGTAGTTCTAGTGGATATTTCTTAAATGGCATAGAATCTCCTGCTCTTAAATTACATGGTGCAGATAGCGTTACATCTTCTACAGAGTATTTTTATAAATTTGATCAAGCAGATTCTAGTAATAGTGGACACCCATTAAGATTTTATTTAGATGCTGCTAAAACTATAGCGTATACAACTGGTGTTACAACTAGTGGTACACCTGGTACTGCAGGTGCTCACACAACTATAGCAGTTACAGATCAAACACCGAGCACATTATATTATCAATGCTCTTCTCATGCTTATATGGGTAACTATGCTAGTGTAGATTCTGCTAACATAGCATCTAGCGGTGCAGTAACTATTGATGCGGTAGGCGATATTACTTTAGACGCTGATGGCGGAGATATACTATTTAAAGACGCAGGTACTACATTTGGTAGTGCCACTAATACTTCTGGTGATTTAATTATTAAATCAGGTACTACTACTGCATTAACATTTAGTGGTGCTAATGCTACTGCTGCAGGTAATTTATCTGTAACAGGTAATCTTACTATTAACGGCACTACAACAACAGTAAATTCTACTACAGTAACTATTGATGATCCTATCTTTACATTAGGTGGAGATTCTGCCCCAGGTTCTGATGACAACAAAGATAGAGGTATTGAGTTTAGGTATCATACAGGTTCTGCTGCTAAAGTAGGTTTCTTTGGTTATGATGATTCTGCAAGTGCATTTACATTTATACCAGATGCTACAAATAGTTCAGAAGTATTTAGTGGTACAGCAGGTAATGTAGTTTTTGGTAACATTGCAGGTACATTAACAACTGCTGCTCAAACAAACATAACTTCTGTAGGTGCTTTAGATGGAGGTTCTATAACTTCAGGTTTCGGTACTATAAACACAGGATCTTCTAACATAACTACTACAGGCACAGTAAGTGGTACAAATGTAGCAGGTACTTTGACTACT